CTCCTAGCAACCTTGGTTCTGACACGATGAAGGGGGACGGAGTTACGTCCTAATCCCTCAGAGTCCAGTTCCGTCAGGCGACTAAGCGCTTGTAGCGTAGTACGGCGTTCCCAACCAAGAATAGAATCTTGGTTGCGTATTGACGTCCGTCTTTCGCGAAACCCAGTATCTCGGGAATCACGTTTTGATAGACGCCAGAGTTCGGCTAGATGATAGCCTACTCTGTCTTCCTGATAGCTTGATGCTATCTCCTGCACGTGGAGCACATTCCAGCCTTCCCATTGAAGGGTTGACTTTGTGTGTCCTGCGCGCACGGGTGTTGCCTCATCCAAGTTAGAGATGAAGCCACCATCACCGAGAGACTCGGGAATCCTAAACCTGAAAGACTTAGGAACCTTTGCCACAAGGTGATCAACACACGGTTTGAGAGACTTGTCACACGCTAGATTACCCATCCAGCGATGACTCATCCTCCTTACCGCGTTTGCGAATCGATAAATCGATTGGGCGGTCGACAATATATCCTTAAGATATACTGGCTTAACGTCGATACCAGAATAGTAATGGGCTCCACAGCTTTCACGAAAAGGGCCGGAATAATGGCTTTTCTTCTCGTTTACACGAAAGCCGTAGAACTTCATCATTTCTGAGAACAAGTTAAAAGCCGATGTCGGAAGTATGACATCGTCACCATAGGCACTCACCGAATGGGGAGAGTCTATGTATTCTGCGCAACATTTTGCTATCGCGTAGAATATAAGTGATTCGAGCTGAAAAGTGAAGCCGTTCCCCATACTGGAGAACTTCTCCCACAACACAGTTCGATCTTTTAACGTGCCGTAGTGAGAGCGACTCGCATCAAGTAAGCTGAACCAAGACGGAGGAAGCAGAGCTTCCACCACTCGACGGCTTATTGAATCACTCGCAGAACTGAGATCAACCGTCGCTAAATGCCCGCCTTTTGAGCCGGCCTTAGCTAGGGACTGATTGACGTTCTGGTAGCGTAAGTCAACACCCACGCTTCGGAGCCTATCTCCAATCATATCACCGAGAGCCTTCTGGAACCATAAATTGATTCCTGGCTCAATAGCAATAACTCGATTGGTCTTAGCATCCTTAGCAACAGTGAT